CACACAAAAACATCAACTGGATCGCCAGCTGCGCGCGCGTTGTCGTTCGCTTCCCGGCGGAGGCCGAGAACATAGCCAACGGGATCCCAACTGGACAGAATTGCATTGAGCTCTTTATGGCTGTGCCAGGTAGTCAGGCGCTTTTTAAGCTCGGTGGCGCAGGCGCGCACGTTAGCCCGGGTGGGGCCGGCCATCTTCATGCACAAGCACAAAGTCAGAAGCAGATCCGAATATTCGTCGGCGGCTGCGCGCAATGCTGCCGGGTCGATGCTGGCTTCCAGTTCGGGAAGGCGGTGTTTCAGGCTCATTTGGCACCTCCCTTACGACGAAGAGCCATTCTCAATCTGTTTTTCTCCAGTCTGGCTTTGCGTTGTGCGGGCGTTTCACGTTCGCGAGCGCGCGCATTAGATTCACGATTACGGCGGCGCCTGGCGTTGAGTGATTCGTCTTCGCTTCGTAAATGCATCCGAGGTTCCCCGTCCTTTGGCTCGGGCCACTGGCGCGCCTTATTTACCGCGAGCTTATCGATCATCGCCTGGGTAATCTGCTCGTCAGTGATTCCCGCTCTGCGCTGGGCATCCCACATCAGGAACTGCATATCAGCCCATTCGCTGTGGTCGTTAGGTTCCGCGGCAGCTTCAAGCGCTTCTATGCTGAGGTGCTTCAGTGGGCCGATCGGGCCGACATTCCCGAAGGTGGACTGTGACCACTCGGCGTGCTCGAGGCGTACCTGGTTGCGAGCAAATGAGAACTCCCCCATCAGCGCAGCCAATGCGATTTCAGTAATACGCAAATACATGGCTGCGCGGGACGGATTGCTGAATTCACCCTCTTTTAAAAACTTCGACATTTCCGCCACGTCTGCACGGCACACGGCGATTAATTGCTCATTAGTGAAGGTGGCGATATCAGTCATTCCAGGCCTCCAGCTCGTTCTGAATTTCTTCATCAATAGCTTCGTTGCAGGCAAACGCATCAAGAATGAGCTTTGCGTCTTTGCGATAGTGCTCCCGACGTTCGTCGTACCAGGCTGAGAAATCCGACGACCAACCCTTGATACCAAAATCAGCTCGGGCGTTATCTTCAGCCATTCGTTCAACCATGCAGTAAGCGGTGGTGAGTGCAGCTTCGCGGATATACCCGCGCAGATCGCGTTTACGCCAGTAGGGGTTAACTTTTGAATCGCAGAAAGGTTTGAATTCCACTTCCCAGCGACGTATGCATCGTGCATTCAGTGATTTGCTCATATCGTTACCGGGAGGGCGAACCCTCCCGCCTCCCTTAGCCCACGTATTCCGGTTTCATGTCGTCCAGGGTGATGCGGAACTGGTCATACAGTTCATCACCGAGGTGGCGTTTCGCGCCGTTGAGAATGCCTTCTGCTTTAGCGAACAGTTCGACGGCTTCCGGTTCTCCGGGATTAGGTAGAGAGTTGATCGCGGCCTCAACTTTGTTTCGGGCGTCTACCATGAAATAACGCTGCACAGCTTTACCTTTCAGCTCGGTGAAAAGAACAGTGCCCAACACAGCTTTCTCTTTATCCAGATCCGCCCTGATGGCTTTTGCTGCATCGACCGATTCGGCGCGCTCAATGCGGTCACGGAAATCATCTGCCAGGGAATCAATATTGAGAGCTGAATCCTGCGCGCTGGTGGTGATGTCTGTTCCGCTGGTGATCTCTGCGACAGACATTCTTTGCGCCGACGCCGGGTTTATTTCTCGCTCGGTCCTTTGTTCAACTTCATCCGGGCTGTAAACACCCAGGATGACTTCCGGGCAATACAGCCGTGCCCAGTATTTGACGCCCAGATAAGCGATCTGCTGTTTCGGGTTAGAAACCCACAAAGGAGAATTACGTGTGACGACTCCAGAGAGATAAAGTGGCTCCCCCCAGGTGATTTCTGATTCACCGCGCAGAATCGCGCCGACCTGGACGAATAACCCGATTTCGTCTTCATCAGTCCAGCCGCGCACCCGTTCTGTAACGCTGTATTTCCCATTTTTACCGTGTTTTTCCCTGGTAATTTCCTGCGTCCTTGTGCAACGTTCCCAGTCGCCGCCGTAGCGATAATGAAATCGACCGTTAATAGCGCTGGAACTGGCGATTACCGCGTTGACGAGTTGGGCTTCATATCCGAGCACGCCGTTTACCAGATGCGTTTTTTGCGCGACTGCATAGGGATTCATGCCCCACTGCATAGCCTGCATAACGATGGCCATGCAATCGGCTGGCTTACCTGCAAGGTGAGCTGGCACTGTCACTTGTGAATCAGCCATAAGGTTTGCGAAAGCAGTTAACTGACCGAGAGCCTGAACGTTAAAGATCGCGTTGCTAGCTGAAATGGTGTTTGGTGCCTGCTGTTCGGCTGTAACAATGTTAGTGTTTTCCATGACTGTTCCCCCTTATGCCTGTACGCGCAGCGCTTCGAGACGGCGCATATCAAAATCGTTAAGTTCTTCGGCGTAGTCTTCAGTAATCGGCGCTGGCCAGTCGCCAGTGTCGAAACCGTTCGCAATGGCGCGCATAGCTTTGCGGTATTCCAGCATGCCGAGTTCCAGCAGTTCTTCGGATGCCTCAATGATGGCGATCCAGTGGTAGTTCTCGTCTTTGTTGACGAAAATCCAGTAGAACTGATCGAGTGCGGCGACATCGCAGTACATAGCCGCGCTCAGGTGGTAATCGCGCTCGATGATTTCCCGGTGCAATTTGGCGCGCAGGCCTTCCTGCTTGATGTTCCACATGCTGATGGTTTTAAGGTCTGCACCGATGCGCAGGCCACCCATGTCTATCTCAAGGTCAGGACGCACGCGAACTTCCAGTCCGGTTTCCTCATCAATGCCGAAATAGCTCACCTCGACGGCTCGGCTCGGGTGCATCAACAACTTGCCAGCGGTCGGGTGATTCAACAGTGCTTTCTGAATGGCCAGTGCCGTAGCCAGCTGCTGGCGGGTAACCAGCACTTTTCCTTCAGGATTTTCGCGCCATGCATCCAGCAACTCATCGGCAAACACTGCATCCGGTTTAACCGATTTCACGGCCTGAATCAGATCCGCCTTAGTACCTGATACTTTCAGCGGCTGCGCCTTCTGTGCTTCCTGAGCAACCATGTCAGGATTAATAAGCGCCAGCTGTTCCAGTAAGGCATCGCGGCTGCCGCTGGTTTTCACCTGGGCGGGCAGGGTGGCGTTGTATTCTTTGATGCAGGCCTTCATTGCTGACGCGGTAAAGTTTTTATCGTCACCAACGATTCGCTTGAACTCGTCAGGTAATTCCAGATACGCAATGCCAATTGCATCTTTGTCGCCGCCCAGCGGTACAGGAGCGGGCAGGGTGGCGTTGTGCGCCTCCAACTGCGCCTTGATGTCGTCAGCACTCAACAGCGGCAGAAGCCCGGCGTTGTACTCGTCGATAAATGCGCGGATCGTCGCCGTCGTGGTGAAGGCGCCTTCCGGGATTTCCGGCTCTATACTGAATTCTTTTTCCAGCTGATCAGGCTGCAGCGCCAGTGCATGCACCAGATTGCCCATATCCAGAACAGGAGAGCGCACCTTCTGGATGGTTTTGGATACGTGGCGCGCCTCGAAATACATCAGCGATACTCGGGCATCTTTAACCATCGTGGAGCTGATGCCGTTAGCGGCGTGGTAGACCTCATTTGGCACGCCTTCATATCGACCAGGCTCGAAATACTCCGGCCATGCTGGCGCTGCTTGTTCAGCCTCTTCCTCTTCATCGCTATGAGCACTCTCTGAAACCTGGCTTTTCAGCACTTCGGCGGTAAGATCCGGGCAGCGTTCAGCCAGTATTTTGCTCATGTTCACGGCAATTGTTTGCGCAGGAGGCTCATCAGCGCCTTCGCCTGCTGATACCGCATTATCATTTTCGTCTTCGACCGGCTGAGCCGCTTCCATCTGCACATCGCTGGTGGTTTCCCCGGAATTAGCTGGATGTAATTTTTCTTCTGCAGCGCGCTGGCGCGCCTGGTCCACGATAGAAAGTGCTGGTGCTGGTGCTGGCTGGCTATCCATCAGACCATCAATCGAAAAAACACCATTGCCCATGTTTGAAACTTCAGGCTGTTTGGGTTTGGTCAGGTCTTCGGTTATCCACTTCGGATCCGTGGGGTCACTGATGCCTTCGACATATTCGCCACGTTCGGCGGCCAGAACCTGATTAGCGTCAGGACGTTTCTTTTGAGCTTCTTTCACCAGTTCGGTGCCAATTACCTGAAAGTCAGTGGAGAGATGTTCCAGGTCAGGCGCACCTTCTTCTCCATCGATAGCCTTTTTCACAGCGTCCAGAGTGACGGCGGCAGATGAAACATGACCAGCTTTTTCAAGCGTTTCAGCAGAAGGGGCGTCATGCTTATGCTCGGTCAGGTTCGCATTGATATAGGTCTGCAGACTTACCGGGAAATGATGAATGTCGCTGGTGGCGCCACGAATAAGGGCAAAAATGGCGGCGCGGGAATAATCCAGGATGCCTGCGACCTTGCGCAACGCTGCCGACCATTCCTTGAACGGACTTTCTTTCTTCTGAACGATCTCTTTGGCCCGGCGGTGAATTGATGCCGGGAAATTGTAGATATCGAAATCCATCGGCATTGTGGCCAGGGCTATTTCTACATCGAGCGTATCAAGGGTATGGGTGTAGTCAGGGTTGCGATCGGTTTTATTACCGCCGCCAGCATTCGTACCTGCATCGGTTTTCAAAACCGAAGAAATGCAGTTACCGGCAGCCCATTCCCTGGTGAGAATGCCGCGGTCGATCGCGTTCGTGGCGAACCACAACTTTGCAAACTGGATACGTTTGCCGAGCTCATGCCGTTTCCCTTCCGGGAAGACTTTTTTATTGGCGCTGGTAAATTTCCAGAGCGCCGGCATATCGTATTTTTTGATTTCAGGGACATTCTCGGCGGCCAGAATCAGGTCCTGAACGGCCGCATTATCAGTGTCCATTTCAAGAGCTGACAGCTCCTGCCGGTGAGGCATGCTGATATGATAAACGTGACGTTCTTCAGCCATGTACTGCGCCAGCAGCTGCGCGCGAAAGGGAAGTTCGGCCACGTTAAAAAGCGCGCTGGAATCGCCCTGGTATTCATCACTACCGAAAGCTTCAACGGTCTCATCTTGTACCGCGTCGACAGTAGGATTGGCATCAACCAGCTCGCCACTAACGGGCTCAGCGGATACTCCGGCATCATCGATGTGATGATCCGCAGGCGCCTGACCTGGCTTCTGAGTCCAGGTGCGGCTATCGTCGCCGAGCTGGTAGCGTTCGCACCATGAGTAATCGAGAACACCCTCCGCCGGCAGGTCGTTGAATACCGGGAAATCGGTGCGAATTGGTTTTTGATAGTCTTTGCCGCGGCCTGTTTCGATCCCAGCGTCTTCCAGATCGACGTCCAGCTGCAGAAGGGCGCGAGCTTCTGATTTATTAGTGCGCCAGATTACGGCATCAGCTTTACCCGATTTTTGAGTCGCTTTTATCAGATAAAAATATTCCATGTGATAGCCTCTATTTTGGATGTAGAATCCCCCGGGCCATTGGTAGCGCCCATTCAGGGTGGTCATTGGTTTTGGTAATTTCCGGTGTAACTTTGGTCGGTGGCACCGGACGTACAGCCCGCTTCGGCGGGTTTACGTTAGCTCTCGTGCGCCATCTGGTCGTAAGAGGCGCAACGTTCAGAGCAGTACTCTTTTTCTTTCCGTGCGAGCTGGTTCCCCTGGAGGTACAACAGGGTGCTTACCACTGGTTTTCCCTCGATTGCTTTACGGCAGTAACCGCATTTCTTCTGCATTCTTCCCCCTACATTTGCACCGTGAACCCTGCCGGATGCTCGTCCAGTACACCTTTCAGTGGATAGCATTCAGCTTTCACGTGTTGCTCTTCTGCAGCTGCCTTGCAGTCATTCTCAGTGTCGTAAACGCCGAGCAGCACATCCTGATTACCGCCCGTCAGCATGCTAACGGTGAGAACCAGGGCAAACATCGTGCTCATGAAGGGTCTCCTTTTTGCGCGAGCATGTAGCACACCCGGCGGATGAAAGCTGACAGCGGATTTAAACGAACAGCCTGCTGACGAGCGGGTTTGCGTGCGAAATCAATCATAGAAATAACTCCCTCAGTGCGCAGAAAAGCGCGATCCAGATGAAGAGCCCAATTACTGCCGAAATGACCATGGCTCTGATGCCTTGCTTACTCATTTCAACCTCAGCCATTACGTGGCCAGCGGAACGTTACTACCTACTGCGCATTGATATTTCCACCTCATCCCGGCATTCGTATGCTCCGGGCAGCTACTTCGTGGGCGTCCTGCCTTGGTGGAGTGTTGCTGGTAATAAGTAAAACATTGCTTTACTATTAAGTCAAGTTTAGGTGAATTGATTTGTAAAGCATTGCTGTATCCGGCGATGGGTGCATGGCTTTAGTCGCGGTTTTCCGTATGTGTTATGCTCACCAAAACATCAATGAGGGCTAATGGTATGAGGTATGACGATGAGTTTTTCGCGAAGATGCACCCGCAAATAGCGCAGGTTATCGGGGTAGCGGTTATGCAGCTACTGGTTGAGAAGCAAGAGCCGTCAAGAGAGGCGCTGATAGAGATGATTCAGGTGTTGTGGCAGGAAGACCATGTCGATCTGGCTGTGGAATTGGCCCTTGACGTTCTGTCGCTACCAAAAGAGTACGGATAATAAAAAACCGGCGCGGTGGCCGGGTCATTATGTGCAGATAATATCTTGATGATTCAATAGTGAAATCGGCGGCTTAAACCCCTGGATCACTTAAGAACTAATTCATTCAAAGCATCAATAATCTTGGATACGTAGCTACCGAAAACGTAAACGCAGAATGAGAAAACTCCAGCTACAACGACGCCCGTTGCTTTAAACGTTGTTTTCATGGACGAGATACCGGTTTCGATATTGGCTAGCCTGCTATCTACAGACCTGATGTCTGTTTTTAGTTCAGCTATATCACGCTTGATGTACTCAACATCAGATTCAAGCTTAGCGATTCGCGATTCCATATCAGGCCCTCTACCATTGCCACTGTTAGAGGAAGCAGAAATTCCCTTCCTCTCTACAGTAAAGCTTATACTACCTTGCTGATAGGAGGGAATTGATATTTCTGCACTATCACCAACCATAAGTTAGCCTTCAATCCTTACATCAATGAAAGACACCGCCGCCCTAGTTTCAGCTTCATTCCCGCCCTCAACATTCAGTGTGGCATCGATGCGATATTGGCCGGTTGGAATACCGTGGGGTAGGGTAATTGGAGCGTCGAAAGAAACTGGCAAAAATCCGCCAATAGCCTCAATATCATCAACTCTGAATTTTTTTTGAAAGAAAAATTGAGGATATAACTCATCTTCTTTGGCTGGGCGGATAGAATAAGACGCGAGATAGACTTGACTAGGCTTTAACCCTATAAAAAATAAAGATATATCGAATGCTATTTCTTCATGCTGTTTCGCTCGAATTAATAAAACCGGCTCTCTACTTGCACCGGGGCCTTTTTGAAATGGGATAATATACGCAATTCTGGCGTATAACATTTCATCATTCATAAGCAACTCTTTGCTTCATTATTCTTCATCGCCCTTAATCCTTCTCCCCATGTACTTGGCATACAGCTCATCGAGCTCTTTGAGACGCAGAGATACGATCCGCAACATGTTCTGCTGCTCATCTTCGGGCAATTGTCGATAGAGTTCTAGCAGACGTTGCTCGTCAGCTTTAAGCCCGTTTTTCTCCCCAACATCCTCACCTAACAACCATGGAACCGAAACTCCGACAGCATCGGCGATTGCCAATGCAGATTCTTTACTGATTCGTCCTGTTTTGAACCAGCCGGAGACTGCCTGCTTACTGACGCCAGCAATCCGGGACATCTCAGTTTTTGAGATCCCTTTTGCATTCAATTCTGTAAGCCTAGAGATCAGGCCTTCGGTCGGGGTTTTATCGCTCATGTTCTCATTGTAAATAATTGCTTTACTCCTTGATAGGCATGCTTAGGTTGACTGTAAAGTAAATTAATGCTTTACTTTGCGCTATCTAAGGAGGTCATATGACTGGTATCGAAAAAGCTATACAAAAGTCTGGTTCTGCAAGCGCGCTGGGTTTTGCTCTGGGCGTAACGAAAATGGCGGTTTCTTTTTGGCGCAAAAATGGAGTTCCATCCTCACGTGTAATCAAAATTTATGATGCGACCGGAGTAACTCCTCATGAGTTACGTCCAGATCTTTACCCCAACCCCACCGACGGCCTGCCGAAACAGGAAGGCTGACCATGCAAACACTTTCCTTTCAACAAAATACCGGATTCAACCCCGGCGCTCTGATAAAGCGAAATCAGGCGAAAGTGGCAGATCACGACGGCATTCGTTCTGCCGTTCGCGCCTGGGCCGCTGCTGAAGGTCAGGATGTTGTTTCGGCATACATCATCGATGAGTGGCGCCAGCAGGGCGGGGAAGAAATTGAATTTCCCGCGGACATCAGCCGCGCCCGCCAGAAGCTTTTCCGTTACCTGGATAACGAGGTCGATTCTGAAAAGTATCGCGCGAATGTGCGTCTTCTGACGCCAGCCATCATGGCCGTCCTCCCGTTGGAATACCGCCACCGCCTGTTGCCTGAAGACAATTTCATGTCCCGCCTGGCACGACTGGAGAAAGAGACCAGCGAAGCGAAGGTTGCTGTTGCTATGGGAGCTCCACGCCATCAAAAGCTGAAAGAACTGAGCGAGGGAATTGTCGAGATGTTCCGGGTTGACCCAGAACTAACGGCGCCACTGATGGCCATCGTCACTTCAATGCTGGGGGTTTTGTAATGTCGGGTATCAAAAAGGCGAAAGCCGCGGTGCTGTAACACCAACGGCTTTCAGGTGCAAAAACGAAGAGGTAATTGCGAGGTAAGTATGTCAGGAACCAGTGCTGAGGTAAACATCCAGCCAACTCACAAGTGTTCTTTCTGCGGGGTGACCAACATCGAGGTTTCGGGCGTTCTAATCGCCGGCCCGGCGTCTCTATCTGTCAGAAATGTGTCTTTCAGTGTGTTGATATTGTCTTTCAACACGCAGAAAAGACCGATAAACCAACGTCATAAGTTCAGGGGTATCTATGCGTGACTATGCAACAGTCGCACCGCAATTCTGGCTGGGGAAAACAGGTCGGGAACTGCGGAAAAAAGGCGCTGAAGCGCAGGTGGTCTCGTTTTATCTCATGACCTCGCCACACGCAAACATGCTCGGTTTGTATTACCTGCCAATTCTCTATATCGCCCATGAAACAGGGCTGGGATTAGAAGGGGCTTTGAAGGGGCTTAAAAGCACCATCGAAGCGGGGTTTTGTAGCTATGACGAGGACACAGAGATGGTCTGGGTGCATGAAATGGCCGCCTACCAGGTAGGCAAGGCATTAAAGCCAGGTGACAACCGTTGTGCGGGGGTCAGGAGTGAGTATGCGTCACTTACAGAAAATCCTTTTCTTTCATTATTTTACGAGCGTTATAAGGATGATTTTCATCTGAATGTCAAACGCGAATCGTGCCCAACGCCAGAAGGGGCTTCGAAGGGGCTTCGAAGCCAAGATCAGGAACAGGAACAGGAACAAGAACAAGATAAAGATCTTTCGGGGCATGGCTCCGCCACCCCCCCAGATGGTGGATCCTCCGATGAAGCTCCATCTGAAAAGCCGAAAAGCAGTTACCCGGAGGAATTTGAACTGGCCTGGAGGGAATACCCAAAGCGCGCAGGAGGCAATAGCAAGGTCGATGCGTTCAAAGCCTGGACTGCCCGAATTAAATCAGGCGCAACAGCGCAGGAGCTTACCGATGGTGTTCGACGATATGCGGATTACGTCACTGCTGCCGGAAAACTCAACACTGAGTACGTGAAACAAGCGTCAACGTTTTTCGGTCCCTCAAAGCACTACGAGGAGTTGTGGAGCTTCGAAGTACCAACCGGTAAACGGGATCCGAACTCAATATCCCAGCCAGATAAATTAATTCCGAGTGGGTTCAGGGGGTAGTGATGAAAAATATGATTGGTACTGGTAGTGCGCTGGAGCGGCTGAAAAAACTCATCCCTCCGGGTGTAGAGCCTAAGTTTGGCAGTGTAGAGGAGTGGAGAACCTGGCAGGCCGAGGAAGGGCGCAAACGCTGCGAAGAACTGGAAAAACAAAACCAGCGTACCCGTGCTGAAAAAATATTCGGACGAGCGGGAATTCAAGATCTGCATCGGAGCTGCACGTTCGCAAATTACCAGGTGGCAGGAGATGGCCAGCGCCGGGCGCTCACGATGGCGAAAAGTTACGCACAGAACTTCGGTTCAGGGTTCGCCAGTTTCGTATTCAGCGGAGCGCCGGGAACCGGGAAAAACCATCTGGCGGCCGCAATCGGAAATCACCTGCTGGCTGGTGGTCGCTCTGTGCTGGTGGTGACTATTCCTGACCTGATGCTACGTGTTCGCGAGTGCTACGACGACGGGCAGTCAGAGGCTTCGCTTCTGGACGACCTTTGCCGGGTAGATCTGCTCATCCTGGACGAAGTAGGCATTCAGCGCGGCAGCAGCGGCGAAAAGGTCATTCTGAACCAGGTTATCGATCGCCGCCTGTCGTCGATGCGCCCGGTCGGCATCCTGACGAACCTGAACTACGAATCTCTGACGGACACCCTCGGCGCACGCATTCTCGACCGTCTCCAGATGGACGGCGGCATGTGGGTGAACTTCGACTGGGATAGTTATCGCAAAAACGTCCGCCATCTGCGCGTCGTTAAGTGAGGAAAACATGGCTAGAGCATTTTCTGCTGTTGAGCGCCGGGAGTATGTCCGCGCAGTGATTCGGATCACCAGGCATCAGGGGCGCCTTACGACCACCGAGGCAATGAAAAAACTGGGGCTGAGCCGCGCTACTGTCCAGCGGTATTTTTCCGAAGCAGAAGCGACTGGCGAGGTTGTCCGGCATGGTCGTTTGGGGCTGTTCCGCGATCATCGGGCTGTCATCGACTTTGACATGAAGCGTTTTGGCCTGGTGCCGAAAGTTGCTGTTGGGATGAATTACAGCCTGCTTGGCAGTCCTGTTTTTCAGCGAGTTTTAGATGTTCAGGAGGCTATTCATGGCTAAGAATTCAATCGATGTATACGGTGCCAGCGGCAAAACAAACGTGCTCAATTTCGAGCCTGAAAACCTGCACCTGGTCACCGACAAAACGCACCCGCTTTACGATGAGCGTATCCACCTGCCTATCAGCGAGGCAATGGTGCTGAACATCATGGATCAGGGCGTTCTTGAGCCGATTATCGTCTGGAAAGACCCGGAAACAGGGCTGTCTTGTGTGGTCGATGGTCGCCAGCGTGTGCGCCATACACTGGAAGCCAACAAGCGACTGTTGAAAGAGGGAAAAGAACCGTTACTGGTTCCAGCAGTCGCTAAGCGTGGCTCCGCCGTTCGCATGGCGCAGGCGATGGTAAGTGCTAACGAAATCCGCCAGGCAGATACGCCACTGGGCCGAGCAAAGAAAATGGCTGATGCGCTGGAACGCGGGCACGATGAGGACGATTTAGCGCTGATGTTTGGCGTGAGTGTCCAAACCGTACGCGCAACTCTGTCACTGCTGGATGCCACCCAGGCTGTTCGCGATGCAGTGGAGTCCGGAACGGTCACCGTTACCCAGGCGCGTCAGCTGGCATCGCTTAAACCAGAAGAGCAGCGGGAGAAGGTCTCTGAAATCGAAGCGGCGACAGCTGGTACCACCGGCCACGAAAAAGCCCGTCGGCAGCGCCAGATTCTCGGTGATGCAAAGCCTCGCCTGAAAACCCGCAAAGAAATCACAAAAGCCCTGGAATCAGCCGAGGGTGAGTATGCAAGCGCACTTCGTTGGGTGCTTGGGGAGGCCAGCCATGACTGATATCACCGAACTGGCGCAGAGCCTGAAAGCGGCGGCAGAGAATGCTATTGGGGCGCATGAACGGCTCGCAGCATATCCATATGGTGAGATTATCGATATCTCTCAGCATGAAGGTGAGCAGATTGATATCGATATCACTGATCTGAATGAATTCAACAAAGAAGCCAACCCGGTAAACATCCTCGCGCTGGTAGAGGCGCTGGAGAAGGCGCAGCAGTTGGCCACTCAGCAGGGAAATATCGCCTGCGCGCTTTTCGATGAAGTTACCGCTCAGCGCCAGCGCATCGCCGAGCTGGAAAGCCAACTTAAAGCAGCAGAAAACAATGAGATTGATGCTCGCTGTCATATCGCCGATCTGGAGTCGCGTACCGTGAAGCTGCCGAAGCCACACGCGCATTTAATCTGGATTCAGGCAGGGCATGCGCCAGACGATTACTGGGATGACGTAGCGGTATCTCACAGCGAGAAAGACCTCTGCTGTGATGGTTCAGAGCGCTATCCGGTTTATGCGCGCTGGGAAATTGAAGAGATGTTGGCCGCCGCTGGCATCAAGGTGGAGGCTGAGTGATGTGGAGAGGAACCGATCGCAGCAGAATCCAGATGATACTGACCGAGTATCGCTATGACCATAAAGCCAAAGACTCCAAATCCGTTTACCTGGTGCGGCATAACAGCCGCATTCATCAGACTGTTCTGGAGCAACATTTGACGATAGAGCGCGATAGTTTCGGTCGTTTCATACCGACTATCGAACTGAAAGACTTTCCGGAAGGACTTAGCGACCGCGAGTCGATGCTCAAACTTGCCGACTGGCTGCACCGTTTAGGTGTGGCTATCGAGGATAACTGGAGTCAACCATGACCAAATCAACCATAACCAGAGAGCGCATTCAGCGAATTATCCGAGCCATTGATAGCGAATCTTATGACGAGGAAGAAATCAGAGAGTGGTTAACTTCTGATGAAATCATGGGGTTGGCCCGTATGGCGCTGGCCGCAATGGACAGCGAGTCAGGGTGTTTGCCTCTCGACTACCTGCAGGGGCACAAAGACGGTCTGGAATGGGCCGCCCAACTGGCAGAAGCCAATCACCCTGAAACAGGAGACTGGCTGTACGATGACCCTATCGAGCTGGCAAAGGCTATTCGCAAAGGTCCAGATATGCCGCCAGAGCAGTCGGCAGCGGACAGCGAGCCGGATCGCAATCCTGTGCTGGCGTATGCCGACAGTTATCGTGATATGGCGAAACAAGGCGTTGAGTCAGTCCCAATTTGGAGCGTCATTACCGACATAGAGCGAAACATAGCGCCGCTCTATCGCCACGCGCAGCCAGCGCTGGTAATTCCTGACGAGATGACAGCAGAACAGGCATATGAAATAGGATATTACTATGGAGACCCGGTAGACGTGTTTGCGCGTGGAGCTAACTGGATGCGCCAGCATATCATCGACTCCACATTGGCAGCCGCCCCGCAGTCACCCGGCAGTGAACCGGCTACCGTGCCGGGTAAATGGATTCCGGTAAGCGAGCGCCTGCCAGAAGATAGTGGCCGTTACTGGTGCTATGTGGAAGAGCAAAATGACCTGGGGAAATCACACTATCAATGGAACTGTTCATGGAATGGCGATCGGTGGTGGGTTGAAAGCGAGTGCGGCGGGATTGTCACCCACTGGATGCCGCTGCCAGCCGCCCCGCGGGAGGTGAAAGGTGAATAAGGTCGAACTGCTTGAGAAGATATCGGCGCTCGCTACTGAATGCCACACACTGGCCAGTGAGCTTGATATTGGTGATGAGCGAACCGAAATGTTCGAAATCTACAGCGTGCTGCACAACCTCGGTCGCCGAGGCTACGCCAGTCAGGTAGGGCGGCGAATGAATCCATTGCTCTCATCCTGCGATGATGACGAGGATGAGGAAGATGACGATTGGGATGAGGATGAAGACTGATGCCTAAATCCCCCGCAGAACGTAAAGCCTCCAGTTGAAATCAAACCCCTCTCCGGAGGGGTTTTCTCGTATATGCTCATTTTGCTTTTATCCCCGTAACGGGCGATAATTACCTGGTCAGTCTGGACAACTGACAACTTTACCCCGGCGCCAAGTGGGGACACATGGCGCACAAAGTAAAAAACATCCGGATTAAAGATTTGTATGCAATAACCCTTCTGATCGTGATGATTGTTCAGGTTGTTGTAGTAAATGCAGTATTTGTCTGCGTGGGGCTTGGGCTTCTTGGGCTATCTGATGAAGCCCTGACGATTTTCGCGGGATGCTCAATGCCTCATATCTGTGGTCTTGTTTACTGCGTTATCCAATCCGTTTTCCGGGCAAAAAAATGAAAAGCCTTCTCTGCGGAGAGGGCTTTTTTATAGTTGATTAAACTGAAAATCTACGCGGATCGGGGTTCTCCCAGCGGTACATAATTGACATGTATTTCTGCAGTGTGAAGTGCGCTAAAGACAAGCAGGTTGCGCGTTGTGGTAATGCGGTTCCTCCGCCTTTTGCTGAGGCGCTGGTGAGGGCTAATTTACCGGATATGTGCCTGAAAAAAGACATTGCAGCATGATAAAACCCGCTTCGGCGGGTTTTTTATTATGGAAAAACATCAATCTAAACATGAGCATGGAGTTCGCAAAAAGTGCCTTTAATGTCTTGACCATTTATCTCTTCAGGTATACTGTTTATTTATACAGTGTTTATGTGAGGTGCTAACCATGAAAGTTGAAGTCACAATTGATAAACATAAAAAACTCCCTGATGGCGCCATACCTGCGCTTGAGCAAGAATTGCTGCGCCGTTTGTCCCAGTCTTATGATGACTGCAAATTAACCATTCGACGTACAAGCAACGATGGTCTTAGCGTTTTGGGCGGCGCTGATGGCGATAAGAAACGCGTAGAGCAAATCCTGCAAGAGACGTGGGAAAGCGCGGACGACTGGTTTTACTGATTCACCTTTTGGTGGCTGGCATTTCCCAAAGCATCGCAATAAGCGTGTCCCTTTGATGCTGTCACCG